AGGTTTGCCATGTGATCCCTCCTATTCTACGGCTGAGTGCCAGTAGCACTTGATCGTGGTGCTAAATATCGGTGATCCCGCCGCGTCCATATTATGCGTCACCGCCCAGACCCGGTATATCTCGGATATGGTCGATGATGATTCAATGACGGTAATTTTGTCACCGATCTGGATATACGGGTGGCCCACGATGACAAAAGTCACCTGTCTGGCCTTTTTCGTGATTTCGGCAGATGTCTGTTGGACAAGTGCATCACATTGGGCTTGAGTGCTGGCAAGGTCGGTGGCCTGTATTATCAAATCCTTCTGGTCTGGCAACTCGTAATAATCCGATGCTGACCATATACCCATTGAGCAAAGACCGTCGCCGTTGGCATCCTGCGATACCACGATGATGCCCCGGTATAACTCGGCATCTGATATGGTGTAGTCAAGCGAAAAGATATCCACGCCCTCGGTAAAGGTATAAACGCTGGCCCCGGTGTCGATGGCTTTGCGGAAATACAACGTCCCAATCTCATCGCAAAACCACTCAAAGGACGCAATCTCGGCCAGCCTTTGGAAAGCATCAGCGTACATCTCCTGAGTAAATGTGATCTTGGCGATGGTCAGTCCGCTCACGTCGGTGGCTACCACATCGGTATAACCAGCCTTGCTTGCGAGATCAGAAAATATCCACTCCGGGGTTTTATTAGTATATTCCAATGTATGAGTGATATACCCGCCCTCTGTCTTTTGCACCATCTGATCTAGTGCCAGCTTGCTCATATCCCTGGCCTGGATGGTTATCTCAGCAGGGTAGCTCCGCATGGTGACCTCATCGATGAGGCCTGTAAACACCAACTGCTGGGCGGCCCCGTAGCCCAGATAGATTTCTATGTCATTGTTGGGCCAGATGATATGGTTCCATGGCCCTGCCGGGTCGGGGCTAAATTGTCCGTCTTTGTTGTCGATAACTACCGTCGCTTGGCTTGCGGATCCCTTCGATCTGTCAATAACAATAGACTTAACGGGTATTCGAACCTTCGACACTTCTACGCCTGCAGCGATAATTGTTTTGCCATTGCCTACGTCTTCTTCTGCTGATCCTTGAAGAATCAACGCCTTTTCTGCCCATGTGAACTGCGGAACACCTGTTGGATCCCATTGATGCAAATGAACTATTCTTGTCCAATTGCTACCATGCCTCAAATTCTCTGGAGTTATGTCTAGGCCTTGATTGAATACCCAAACGCTGGTGCCCATGTTATCTCCAGGCTCAACCAAATAATACGATGCCATCAATGGTCTGCCATCAGGCGTAATCGTGAAAGACATACTGGACATTAGTTGCCCTACCCAATCACCTGATTTGTCAACGCCATATCCAGTTACGGATGCACCCGAATTTGTGAAATGATAAAATCCTAGAGCAGAACTTGTGCCTGTCGCGGCAACCCAAAAGCTACTATCGTCAATCATCAAAAATGTCGGACTGTAGAACGGTGTGTAATAATAAGGCCTTGATGTCGCCCCGACATTCCACGTCGCTCCATTGTCTGTCGAATAATATGCTCTCCCGCATATGGCGTTTCCTGTCGTATGATACGGAAGAATACAAACCAGATTTCCGTTACCCAGTTTGTGCAAATGAGTTACGTGCATTGCATATCCTGGACTTTGTCCGCTTCCATGCGTAAGTTGCGTTGAAATCGTTGCAACCTTATAGAATCCTGTTCCGTTTCCATCCGTATCCCGCCAAAGTTCGGCCGCCATTTCCATGTGGCCATCGCCGTATGAATACGTAAAAATTACGTTTTGTTTGCCATCTATTTTTGTGATACTGCATGAAGAATGCCAAAGATTTGTAGCCAAAGCAGCGTTAGAACCTAAATCAAACGTTTCGGATTGATCGAGAATTCCAACAACTGTCGGTGCATAAGCGATCCGAATTGCAAGATCACCATTCTGTGTACCGTCGACATATGCGAGAATTGCTCTACCATCTTCCGTTTCTTCCATGTTGCCATTATATTGCCAATGCGAATCAGGATCCGCAGCGGTTAATTCAACCCAAGTTTTCCAATTCGTTGGATCCAACAAAGATCCGTAGCCGACCGGAGCATTCCCAAGTTCTATGTAGCCGGTCGGCCGATCATTTCCAACCATCATTTTTGATTTCAATAATGTCTGTATCGCTGCTGGTATGGCTATCATCGGCTACACCTCCACCCAGACAATGTCAAATAATATGATACTATATCTTATAAATTCTGGTTCGCCAATAGCCTCAATCATATAATTACCGGAAGTTCCACTAACTATAATAGATAAAGCTCTACTGGTTCCACTATCCATATCGGAAACAAAAGCGTCATATTCTGACATTGTCTGGACATATAAACGAGCCTCGACTCGTTCACGTTTGCGACCTTGTTGTTGAAGGACTGTCGATATGGCATTAAGAGCCGATGGGTTTGGTAATATCGGATTCTCAGTCAGTCCGCCTGAAGATTTCCTAATTTTTATAGAGTCTACTACCACTTTAATTTCCGTTGAACCCCAAGAGAAATCCATGAAATATCCCCTCCCTATGCCATATATGGAACAGTCGTAACTCTAGTTGGTATCCGGCGATTTCCTTGTGCAAGGCTCTTATCGATCGTCTTCTCTATCACAGCAACTAACTGACCTTCATTATTTACGCCTTCAACCCGTATAGTACCTGTATGTTTCATTGTTTGGATTGTCGGATTAGGTTGTGCTGGTGCGCTAGTCTGCGTATAAGCAGAAGATATACGGCTGTTTATAAACCCAGCGTCTTCACTAGCTCCAAAGGTTGTGATACCGCGTGGAGTATTAAATGTTGTGTCTAGGTCTTTGTTTACGCCTGACAAATCCACTACCGGACGTATCTTTGGATTAAGGTCTATAGTGTCATTTATGAGACTCGCTAAGTCTAGTGATGCCAGACCTCTCTTGAAACCTGTTTTTACTTTATTAACTAATGAAGTAACAGCATTTGTGACAAGACTGGTATACTTCTTCAAACCTGAAGCAAATCCTTCAACAACATTCTTACCAATATCTTCAAATTCTGTTGATGGGGATTCAATGCCAAGTAACTCCTTTACGGTGTTAATAACGGCCATTACCATTTCAGTTGCTGCTTCGATAATATCTTCTATTTTGTCTTTGATTCCAGCTATGAAACCTTCAACTGTTTCTGAACCAGCCTTTGTAAATTCAGGAGTATTCCCGGTCAATATTTCTATAGCTGCGCCAATCATAGCTAGAAATAGATTAATTATAGCCTGTTTTAGGAGCGGGGCGTTTTGTCTTATAGCATCGGCTAATCCATTTATAAAACTAATTATTAAATTAAATCCAGCTTGAATAACTTGGGGCAGCATATTGGATACCCCGTTTATGAAGTTAACTATTATTTGTATACCAATCTCAACAATTCTCTGAATATTTTTAGATACTCCTTCGAGAAAAGCCATAAGTATTTTAAAACCAGTATCGATTATTTGTGGTAAATATGCGACAACTGCATCTAACAATGTTAATATAATGTTAATGAACGCATCTATAATTTTTGGTGTAATTTCAACAATCACATCTAACATTGTTAAAATGAGGGTCTTAAATGCTTCCATTACAATAGGCGCATTATCTCCTATAGTTTTAGCAAATTTTATAAAACCTTCTGCCAGGGTTTGGAATATAAATGGTATTAATCCAACTATGCCTGTCACCATAGCAACAACGGCTACAATACCAGCTGTTCCGGCAGCTGCTAATGCTGTTAATCCGGCAGCAAGTAATAATAAACCTCCACCAATAAGCGCAACTCCGGCTCCCAATACAACTAGAGCCGCACCTAATAACAACATAGGTACAATTAACGGTTGAAGTAGGAATACCGCTCCACCAAGTATAGCGAAGGCGCCAAATAAAGCTAATAGAGCTGCTCCTATTTGAGGAAGAGACATAGAACCTAACATCTTTAATGCCACAGCTAATCCCATTATTCCACCAATAAAGATAGTAAACGCAAGAGAATCTGCTATAGCGCTAAACTTTTGCATAATCAAGAAAGCTCCCATGATTAACATTAACGAACCAGCTAGAACAGTTAACGACCTCGCAATTTGATCCCAGGATAATTCGGCTAATGACTTTATTGCTCCAGCCAATATCGTCATAGCTCCAGCAATATCTAATAGTGCTAAAGAAACGACAAATATATTTTTTGGCATAAATTTAAATGTAACAAAAAAGGCAAGTAATGACCCAGCTAATACGGACATTCCTCTAGCTATTTCTTGCCATGAAAGTTTAGACATATCAGTAACAGCCTTAGCAAGGAGGTTAAGAGCTACACCAAGTATAGTTAAACTAACTGCTGTGGCGATTACATTTTCGGACTTTCCAGAATAGCTCATAAATAATGAAAGACTAGTTAACAAAACACCAATGCTAGTTAAACCACGGATAAGTTCTTTAACGTTTAATCTAGCGAACTTATCTACAGCATTAGCAAGTACGTAAAGAGCTGAAGCCATTATTAGAATGCCAACTGAACTCCGTATACCCAGTCCACTTAAATCGGTATAATTCATAAATAGTCCTAATTCGAAAACCAAAACGCCTATTGAAATAAGTCCTTTAGCTAATTGTTTAACATCTAATTTCGATAACCGTTCAACCGCTGATACTAATACTAATATAGCACTTGTAAATATAACAAGACCTATTGAACCAAGTATTAAACCTTTTGAGCCAAATTCTAATCGTTTGGCTGCTACTACTAGTATGGCCGCTAAACCCGCAACACCAGCAAGACCAGTAGCTACACCTTTCCAATCAAGAGTCTCCATTTTCTTCATAGCAGAAGCAAGTATTGAAATAGCCGTTGATAGGAGTATCATTCCTGTTGTAATAGTAAATATAGCGAGGAATCCACCAGTATCAGTAAGCGCTCCCATAGCACTCATAGCAGCAAATAATTCTATAAATAGTCCTGTTACTGCCCCAAGAGAAGCCGTTAATTTTTCCGAATCAATCATAGATATAGTCATCAGAGAAGCTGCTAATATCCCTATAGCAATGGCTATTTTCAACAAAACATTAGCCTTTAATGACTGTTGATAAGCCTCAAGACAACCTCTTACGCCGTCAAATATATCAGTTATGCCACCTATAATACTACCTACATTATCTGTTATTTCAGTTAAGGAAGTTATAAATTTCTTGATACCATATAATATCGCAGCGAATAAACTACCATTAATAATGTCGAATATAGCATTATAGTCAGCTCCATTGATTGCGCCAAGAATATCTTTCATCATATTTGAGAAAGCTTTACCAAGAAGAGTTGCGAGATCATAGAATAGACCAATTATACCTTTTAAAGCCTCTCCTATTTTTACAAGAGGGTCGAATCGTTCTTCAACTTTTTCTACAAACGCATCTACACCCGTCATATCAGGGGTAGCTATAGTTTTAAACGCTTCTGCTATTAAAGATATAAAGCGTACTAATCCCTCAATAACAGGAATTATAACTTTTCCTAGATTTTCGACTATAACGTTAAATGCGTCCGAAGATCTAAGGGCCTTGTCTATACCAACAATAAAATTTCCAAGCCCTCCCGACACGACTAAAAAACTATCGCCAATTGGCGCGACAGCTTTTAACAGTTTTCCAAGAGCACGAACTAAGGCCGCAACAGCTAGATAAATGATATCGAAAGCTGCATATAAACCTTTATATGTATTTTTTAGATTAGTCGCTGTTTCCTCACTCATTTTGAATCTTTCAGATAAATTTCTGAAAGCAACGGTCATATCGACTAATTTTTGTCCAGTCATAGGTGGAAATATTTCTCTAAAAGCTTCACCTACAGTTTTTAATACTTGTCCAATTCCTTTGAACGTATTTGATAAACCTTCTATTAAAACCGTTCGTCCGCCAGCAACTTTCCAGAATTCCAACATTTCATTACGAGCATCATTTGTTTTATCTAGAAAATCACCTATAACCTTTGATAAATTTGTATAAAATTTCTTCGATTCTTCTAAGCCACCGATAACAGTTAGGAAAGTATCGGTCCAACTAGTTCCAACTTGAGCTTTTAGAGTCTGCATCATAGAACCAAAGTCTTTTACCTCCTGAGCTGCTGCCTGTGCTTTTTTTCCTATCTCTGTTGTAGCGTCACCATATTCTCCGAAAACTTTAAGTAAGACTTCGGTTGTCGCCCAACCTTTAGATAACTCTTCTGCAAATAATGCTTGTTTAGTTACAGCTTCTTTTACACCAGGTATTAAATACATATCTTTGGTTGTCTTTTTTATAGTTCCAGCTGCTTCGGCAGCTGCGATTATGTTATTTTTCCATTCTACTGTCGCAATGTTCGCTAAATTTAACGATCTGTAATCCGTTGTAGTTAGAAAACCATTAGATATACTTTGCGATAGATTATAGAATGCTATTTGTGCGGCACCAGCATCCTGTCCGGCTAACGCAACCATATTCGCAATACCCTTTATAGCAGGTATCGACTTATCCATTTTAACACCAGCATTTGTAAATTTAGCAAAAGCCGATGTCATATCATCAAGATTATAAATTGTCTGATCGGCATATTCGTCTAATTCATCAAAATATTTGCTTACAACTTCATTAGATTCGCCAGTAGCATTCATAATAGTTTGAAGCGAAGTTAACTTACGAATATAATCGTCATATCCTTGAGAAATAGGGCCGATTGTTACGGATTTAACTAATTGGAGACCCATATTTATAGCGGCATTAGTAAGATTCTGCAATGCCGTTACTCCTACTATACCCATAGTAGTAAATCTATTTGAAATATTCTGCACGCCATCGGCTATACCGCCAAGAGAAAAGGATCTACCAACGGAGTTAAGGTTAGATAGACTTCTAGCAGATTCGTCTAATTTTAAACCTTTTTTAAGAGCTTCCAGTGACCTAACGCTTGTTTGAACACCACGTTCGAATTGTCCATTATTAAACTGCATATTTACTATACGATTATCAACACTAGGCATTATTTTGTCACCTCCGCCCATAATTCTGAAGTTATTCTATCAAATACTGGTTGTATTGCCGGATTAATATAATCCCTTCCAGACACATACCCGCCATTACCTGTACCATGACCATATTGTATAAGTACGGCTATGGGAATTCCATCAACAATATTAGAATTAGTCCAATTAATTCCAAATGAATTTTTACCTATAAACACCTCATAACCCCACATAGAAGCGGTTTCTCCTGAATCTACGGGCGTTGCTGATGATAATACACCAACACCAATTTTACCATATTTATGTAAGACTGGTTCGTAATTTTTACTTTTTCTTCTGAAGAATTTCTCTAAATTATTAAAATTACCTCTATGTTTAAAACTAATCATGTAATCACCCTCTTGTGTTAAGCGCTTGTCTGCGTGCCGCATTTAAGGATGCGTTACGATGCATAAGTTCATGCTGTCCCATTTTCTTTTGTGGTTGGTTCTTTATATTACATACGTTTATAAGGGTAAGTAATCTATTTAAATGCCATTTTTGGCACTCGAATGGAATGTTTAAAGTTATCATCCAATAATATATGATTTCTGCAGTAATTACTTCCTTATTAAACGTCTTACTTTCTTTTTTAAATTTAGTGGCAGTCATTGGAGACTCTATGTACTCTGTGACCTCTCTAATATTCTCGCTTGTAATGCCACTATAAACTATAGGATTAACGTTTTGAGTTACTGTCATACAACGAATATAATCTATAGATTCTTCCGTTGTTTTTTCGTCTCTTGTTAAGAATGGTTTTTGCCATTTTGACTCCCATTTTGAAAGAGAGACTAGAGAGTGTTCTAATTGTATTGATGCTTCCATCGAATAAACGAACTCGTTTTTCGCTTCATCAAAAGATTCGAAAGCCGGTATTTTAATTCGTAACACAACTCTAGCCTCCTTTTTTCTATTTAGATTCTGGAGCGATTGGGACTATTCCATTAACAAATGCTGTAGAGGCATCTGCGTTTGTTGCCAATTCCATAAATAATTCGCTATAAGCCTCAGTTTGAGCGAAAGCATCACGCAATTCTGGGCTCTTTATGAATCGTTTACCGTCCGGGGATTTCTCACCATAAGCTCTAAGTATCAAATCTTTGAAGATCTCGACGATTTTCTTACCGTCTTGAGCCGCGACGATTCTTTCTATCAGTTTGGTTAGTCCGCCTTCGGCCGATAATTCCATTTCAGCTATCTCTGCTTTTGAGAGATTGAAATAGAAATCTTCTGTTCTCTCATTTCCGTCATAATCCACATAAGTAATAGTCTTTTTTAACATAGTTGTAAAACTCCTTTCGAAAAAATAATTTAAAGTAGGAGGCCCCCATGTTTCAAGGGACCCCCTATATATGAAGGAGGAGGGGAGCTTATTAAGCAACAGTAGTGAAGTTCTTGACCTCTGTAGTAAGAGCTTGACCATAAATATCCACTACGCCAGCAATAGTAACAATATAGGTAGTAGCCGCGCTGAGATTCGCAGTCGGATTGAAGGTAAGAATCTTCTTCGCCTCGTCCCAAGTCTTAGCTCCGGCAACGAGAGCACCACCGGCAGTAGCAACAGTGACAGCCTCACTCTTAATCTCATTATTAAAAGTGAGAACGATATTAGCGTCGACAGCAACGTCACTATCTTCATCTGCGGGAGCGATAGAAGACAGAGCAATAGCATCAGGTGCGCCAGTTGCGAACAGAGTAGCAATTTCATCTGGAAGTGGTAGTCTAGGATCTGCTCCGGCAGTACCATAAATAATATCTTCTAAAGCAGACAACGTTTCAGCAGCAACTTTAGTAGAATCAATAGTTAATGATGCGGTAGGCTTCTTACCAGTAACGAGAACTGGAGTAGTCATTATTTCCCAAGAGAAGGTAATGGCCTCTGGGGAATCGTTAATTGTCTGATAAGCCTTCTCGGAGGGTTTTGCAACTGCACCATAGATCAAGTGTAGTTTATAACCATAATTCAACCCATTAATATCATTACCTAAGGTTGTACGATAGGCCAAACCAAAGGTTCCCCTATCCTGTTGACCAATCACAACACCAGTAGCAAGTCCGGCCGAACCATCAAGTAGCGCAAATTCGTCTGGATAGGTATAAGCCTCAATGGTTGCTCCGAATTCTTCGGCAGATAGAATATTCAAATATTTAAGATCATCAGCATAGATAGCTGTTGGTTCCGCCCCAGAAGGACTTTCGGTTATAGCAGTTAATCCGTTCCAGGCAACTCCTAAAGGATACTCCCCACTAGCGTTCCGTGGATATAGAACGCCATTTTTTACACCAGTTTCATATAGTCTTTCCCCGACACTATCCCAAATAAGTCTAGCCAAAGTCATGACCCCCTTTTAATAATATAAAGTAAAAACATCGTGATTTAGATTGTTTAGCGTATAATGTCTACTGTATTTACACAAAGGCAACGCTGCAATCTTACTTAGAATCTCGCTATCTGGATTTTTGTCGATTACCATAACATCATATTGTATATAATGACGGTAGTTTATATTATCGGCAAAATCTACATCCCCAGAATTTCGAGAATAAATTATACATGGATAAACTAACTTAACTGTTTCTGGTGGCTGAAAATATACATTTCTAGTTCCAAGTATTCCCTCAAGGAGCGTCTGTAAATCAAGTCTGAGGCCCATTATAAACGCCCCCTATCGTAAGGATGAGGCGGGGCCTCTGGACTTCGATATTATCAATTTTCCAAGAAGCCCCCATCCATTTAATATAACGTATAGCGTGAAAATGTTGGTAGGCAAAGGGGTCGGCCACAATGCTGATAATATTATTAATAGTAAGATTATCGTTAAGGCCTTCCCCTGGTTGCCAACGTCTAGTATTTCGTATAACATCGCCATAATAATTACGTTCTGTAATACTCTCCGTCCACACACCGGGAGAAGTTTCCTCGGTTACACTATAGCCGATTATTCCATAAAACTTTGCCATTTTTTAATTCTCCTTATTCTTCTGCGACAACCTGTTCAATTACCAAAGCCGATTTCGGACGAATCAAAGCGCCTGAGATACGGGTTTCCATCAAATATTTGTATTGATTGTAGTCAATATCAAAGTCATCGAACATGTTAATAGAGCCACCTTTATCGGCGCCAATAACATAATCAGAAAGATTAACGATTATAGCCTTCAATTGAAGCGTATCCTCCTCATCATCTACTCGGGTTTGATTTTCCATAACAGGTACTTCTACAATCTTAGAAACACGCAATTCAGCTGCTAGTTCACTAACTGTTCTGAAAATACGACGCCCTGTAATGTCTTTAAGAAGAAGCATATCCGTAAGAGTATCAGTATCTATATACATAGCCGGATTTCCGCTACCCTTATACTCTTTACGAGCACGAAGAATTTCATCTATAAGATCTTCTACCGTTTTTTCGGAAGTTAGTTTAACATGATGCGAATATAAATCGTCATCTGTATAAATAGGCCTGATGCATTCCTCGTTTATTTTGTCGTCATCGCCATCAACCGGTCTTCCATCGCCAATTAGTACAGCACGCGCAATTTCTTCATCAAGCATGATTCTCATTTCCGCTTTAAGCCAAGCAACAACATCGAAATCGGTAATATCAATAATGTCATCGCGATCAAGTTTCTGTTTCTTATAAATAGTTGTAGGCGTAGTTGTACGCTTCAATACTCTAACAATTTCTTCTTTTTTCGGATTACCTTTAACATAACCAAGAGCACGAGCTTCATCTGCCGTTATATTTGCAGCGGTACTCTTAATACGCGAAAAAGGACTATGCCTAGTTCCAGAAATAACACCAGCTACCCATTCGGTATCACGTTTTATTAGTTCTGGGGTAGGCGTTATAGTTTTTGCTTCAGGAAATAGATCTTCAATGGGATCAATACCATAAGTAGCAATATGCGCCAAGAAACTTTCCTTAAGCGAACCTGTTCTTTGTGCATCCTCAAAAATCTCAACCATTTGAGAATGGCTAAGAACGTTTTTACTCTTTTTTTCCAATCCTTCAAATACGTTTTTCTTCACAATATTTCCCCCTTTTTCTGAATGTTCAACTTCTTCTTCGTCGTCTTCTTCAACCTCAAGCGCTTTAGAAATAATAGCATATACTACAGTCTTTTGTTCTTCATTAAGAGTGTTAAAAACGTCCTCTATTGTTTTATCGGGTTCCTGCTCTTGTTTCTCTGCGTGTTCTAATGTGATGTTATCGCCGCTATAAATTATAGCTTCGGTATCATCAACTGTCTCTGAACCATCAGAATGCTGAAAAGCTAAATTATCGATTAAAGCTCCTGGGTTTGCGCCTGTAAGAACCAGACTAACCTCACGTATAGCACCATGAATAACACTACTACCCTTTTGAATTAGCTTATTAGCGTATATAGAAAGGGCTGTTATATCGCCATGTTCTACAAGTAGTCTAGCGTTTTTTCCAGCTTCTGAATCGTTAAGGGTACAATAAGCATACACGCCATCTTCCCTATTCTCTAAAAGGGCATGACCTAACACGTTATATGGTTCATTATGTAAATGCTGCCATACTAATGGAACTTTTTGTCCATCATTATCTTTAAAAGCATCTTTACAAATAGTACGACCATCTGAACATTTAAGATCGTTTTTTGTGGCATAACCACTAAAATCAAAATCCATATAAAATATCCTCCTTATGTAATTATTCCGTCCCATTTTGATTTGTAGCAGCGTTTGGATCATTTAAATTCTTATTACGTAGTTCTTCAGCACGTGGATCATCAGAAGGCTTGTATCCGATTATAGATCTAAACTCATTAGAGGATAGAATTTCATTACGTGTAAATTTATCAGCAGCCTCTGCTAAATCTGCTACAGGAACTAACTTAAAAGAATCTCTAAAGAACATTATAGTCTGTAATTGTGTGCGAGCTGTTTTAGTTAAGAATTTTCGCCTAAGTTCGTCCGCAATAGCTGAACTTACTGGTTCTATCGTACGATTATAATAATTAAGCATTGTTCTCTCATCCGCCGTTCCATTAAAGACCGCATCACTTATACCCAACTGGCTATAAAGCATACTCGTTAGATATGTAATCTGTGCCATTAAATTATTTTCGGCGGGTCGATTTAACTGCGTAATCTTTTCCGTCGCATCAGAATAAGCAATTCCATACTTAGAACCTTTTAGTTGTTCTTCCATATCGAGACGTCTAATCTCAGCTTGTTCTTTTCTAGCCTGTGTTTTAATACTATATGGTAATTGAATAATTATATCTAATTTTCCAGAACCACTCTGTTCGTCAATAGCATCTAATAAATTTAATTTTCTTATCAAACGTTTTGCTATTGAATTCGGTTCATTCATAACCGTGTATAATGGATTTTCTATTATAGCAACAACTTTCTTTTCTAATAAAACTTGTTCTTTAACGCCTTTTCTATCGTTATATAGTTCTACACGAACATGATTTGGAAACCATTCTAAAATCTTTCCAACACGTATTGAAAATATATCATAGCTGCCAGATATAGAAGGATTTATACTTGTATCTATAGGAACAATTGCTATACATCCTTCATCAAATAACGATAAAGCCGCATCTAACATTAATGCGCGAGCCGTTTGATCAATATTCGCTTCTACAGTAAGACATTCGTTTAAATTAGACGAAATTGTTTCTAAATATCTCCCATTTTGATCTAAACGAACATGTTGAAAAGAAAGGGCGGCCACATCAATAGCTATTCTGTTGTAAATGGAAGCAATAATAGAACGTTCGTTGGAATACCTTAACCGCGTTCTATCCGGTTTAAAATTACTACTACGTCCCATAATATTATAATCATATAGAGTAGGGTCACGATTAAGGAACGCATTCCACGCATGTCTCAGTCTGCTTCCTACGGAAATCTGCATCCTATCACCTCCTTTATAACAACTATCATCAAACTATTATTTTTTCTAAAACGCGTTGCCAAGTGCTATACGACGCCAATTCTTACCTGTCACATCATTATCGGCTATACATAGATAAATGTAATTACTATCCATAAATATACTTCCTTTAAGACCAGGAGTAGCATCTTCTCCACCAGATAAACTAACAGCGTCATTAGTAAAAGCACCATTAGCCATATCTTCAGCAATTGCTATTGTATTTGTAATAACCCCGCCAATATCAGCAGTCAGTACTACAGTATTATTAGCGCCAGCAGCCGCACCAACTCCTTGAGTATCAGAAGCGGTAATAGCAGCTACTAACGCAGTTACAGCATTTGCGGCAGTACAATCTTCTCCAGAATCTAACACGCCAAGTGCAAAACCATTATTTCCTCCAACCATATTGGACGTGGTAACAATACTATTTCCAGCTACTCCGCCAAACTTCGCTGTAATAGTAAGGTCGTCAGACGAAAAAGCAGACCCGCAAGTAACTAAAGGATGAGGTTCATTATGTAAATCTTCACCTAAAATAGCATCTACAATATTAACTTGAGTATCTGCTACACTATCCCCTATACCAATTTCACCATCGTAATTAGCAGTTCCGGAAGGTACAAAAGTATAAACTTTTTCGCCAATAGTTATTTTCTCTCCAGAAGTCGGATTAGTATCAACCGTTAAAACTCCCGTTGCTTTTACAGTATAAGTATTAATGTCAACTGGTATATAACCCTCTCCCGATACAATTAAAGCCGTAGAAGAAACAAATTCGTAAACATCTTCGCCTACAACTTCCGGATTATTAATTCCAACAGTTTCTCCATTAATAACTACTGAACTTATCGATAATGTCTCGTTCGCACTGACACCATTAGTTGGAGTGGCTTCTAGTATTTCTGTACAAGGTCCGGCAGGTCCGGCAGGTCCGGCAGGTCCGGCAGGTCCGGCAGGTCCGGCAGGTCCTTCTTGGCCGTCAGGGCCTATTCCTGCGTTTATAGCATCGATTATTGCTTGAAGTTTAGTGCCCAACAACATCGGATGACTTTCATTATAAGCCTTGTCTAATCTCTGAATTTCACTTAAAGTCAAATTATCCATTAAATATGCCTCCTTTTTATGAATCATAAATATTATTCAAAACTGTCTTTATTAAGTTTATAAGCTACATAAGCGTCCATCATTGCTGATACACTATCGATTTTTCTATCATATCTCATTTTACATAATTTGCGATTGCCATTAGTGTCTTCAAGAGTTACAGCGTTTCCCATTGAAAAAGACATAAGTTCTTGATCAAAGATAAGCATGCGTTCCTCTGCCATCTTTTTAAGTTCGCCTAATGGTACAGATTCTGTCCTTGCTCCCTGAATTACTTTCTCAAGGCCAAAAGGTCCATTCTCTTGTTCCCATCTCGTTACGAATTCTTTAGCATTATATGGATCGAAGCCAAAACAACGAACATCATAACTTAAGTTTAAAATGTGTCTTTCTAGATCCTCATAGACTTCCATCATATCTAATACGGTTCCCTCTAATACGACCAGACTACCTTCATCCATAAATTGCTCATATTTTATACGCATAGCTCCAGGTAGTTTCATTAAAGTTAATGAAGATATATAGCAAAGTGTTTTGACTCCAAATGTTGTATTTGGTAATGGAAACAAAAAAGTAAATGCACAGAAGTCATCTCCTTGAGATAGGTCTGCTCCTAAAGCACAAGGCATTGACCAGAAGTCACGGCGACGATGAGGAAGTGTTTCTTCATAAGTAAAGAAGTATGTATAACCCTCCATTGGAAGACCAAACCTTTTTGCAAGAATATCGTTTCTAGATGCTGGTGCTTTCTCTGCTCTCTCAACGTCTAATTGATATGCTTCATATGAAACAGTCCTTCCTAAATTCGGATTGGCTTTAATCCACATCTCAGGATCAGCAACCTCTTTCACATCGTCTAATTTATACCACCATATGGAAACGTGTGGATTTATGTATTCTCCTTTAAGTATGTTTGTTAATTCCATTTTGATTGTATCGCCACTACTGTTACGAACGGTTCCCTCTGAACTAGTAGCCACAATTAGATAATCGTCTAATTTAGATGCGCCTTGTTCAATAGCACCAACAACGTCCTCCCGAACATCGCCAGATAACCATTCGTCAATAGTTGAGACTTTTGGTCGTAAACCTTGAAGTTTATCTATACTCATAGGACGGACTTCAATTACAGAACCGGTAAGAAAATTTTCTATACCTTTTTTAGTAGAGGCTAGTTTAACTCTATTAGCTCTAGAACCAGTGGTGTTCTGTAACGAACCTTCGGTTAAGAATTTAAATAGAGGACCTCTAGCTCTTTTTATAGCAGTCCTTATTGGTGCCATAACTTCGTCAGCTTGTTTCATTGTTGGAGCTGTTGTTATTTGTTGAGTGGTTGTTGTGTCTATATTAGCAAAGTATGATTGTATTAAAGAATCATACAAAGTTTTAGCAGCACCTCTACCAACTATTAAATACTGCTTGTTTATTAAACGCTTTTTTATAAGTTTACGGACGAATCGACCACCACGATTATCTGGAAAAGGTTCATAAACACTTCTCTCAATGTAGTAATACCATCCAAAAATCTGTTCGGCCCAAAGTTTAAAACTATCAAGTAAAACTAGATCGCCACCATCCGTAAGCGTTAATTCGCTCTCACAGTATTGTATAAAACCATCGATAGCCTCGTCATCATAATAAATTCCAGGATTAAGTATTAGAGCATCAATGCGATTCATCTCCATTGAGATTTCTTTACAAACTGGAATTATACCTTTAAGCACATCATCACGAAATTTACCATAATATTTAGGCGTCGCTGTATTTGATAAAGCCACAAATATCACCTAACTTTTTCGCATTGCTTTAGATATACCTATTTTTACACCAGTCTTTATAGGCTCTTTAATTAGGTCTTTACCGACTTCTCTTATAATATCTTGAGCGAATTTTCTGCCTGGAGAAATATCTTTTGCTGATAAATCTTTAAAAGATCTCTCTAATTGGAGACGTTC